TTGTCTTTGAAACTCTCAGATAGTTTCTCTCCTTCAAACAATGCTTGTACATCGTCTTCTAGATCGATTTCAATCTCTCCTACTGGAGCTTCCTGTTCGGGTGCTTCTGCTACAACTTCATCAGTTGCTTCTGTTTCTTCATTAGCACCTCTGCCGTATCCAGATGATTTCATACCATCTGCTTGGTTTCCAAGGGGACCGTCCATCTTGACTGTGCCAGCAGTACCTTTAGTTTGTACGTCACCTTGCTGTGCAAACTTTGCTGAAGGTGTCTTCAACTTGTTGCTGTTATCGGTGGGTTTTGCGTTTTGGGGTGTAGGACCTCCTAGGTCTTCTACGCCTGTTCCCCCTGCGTCGGGTACATAATTTGGAGTTGTTGGCATAGGTTCCGCAGGTTTAGATCCCTTGGTAACCTGGTTCTCCATTTCATGTAGTTCGCTATTAGATGCGGTCATTGTTGCCAGTCCTTGTTTTCCTTAGAATTTATGTTATTATTTAGACATTTTATAGATTGTTCAAGAAATTTTGGAACAAAGCAAGCTTGTGCTCCTCTAGTTTCTTTGAATCTACCAAAGTATTTATACTCTTTGCTATATTTGATACATTTTTTTCACGCAATACACTACCTTCCCAAACCCACTCCTTACCTTCCATTACACCATCAACGAATGCGTCGGGTGCTGAAGGATCAGCAACGATGTCTGCTGCGGTAGCAAGCATGAAGTCTTCGCCAACATAAGAAATACCTTCTTTGTTTACGATAGATCCCATACCTCTTGATGATACACCGAGTTTTACACCAGAATCTAAAAGAGACTCTGCTATCTTACCCATTGGTGTGCTTAGTATCTGTGCCTTACCCACAAAGTTATTACCCTCTTGAGTAAGAGAGCATATCTTATGTGATACACGATCAAGGTTTATCTGTGGTCCGTCTGGATGCCCTAGTTCTCCTAGTGCACGTCCTTTAGATACGAACGCTTCATTGTATCTCTTTACTTCGTTCATCATAGTAGAGAGAGGATAGCAACGTTTGTTGCGGTTCACTATCTCTGCCTGTAAGAACGGACCTTGAATATAAAGAGTTTTCTTTCCGTCTTTCTCTTCAGTAAGAATATCTACTGATTCTATTTCTTCTGAAATTAACTTCATGCTATTCCTACCTCGTGTAAACGTAATGTGCTTCCTGATGATGTCTCAGGTGCTAGTCTGAATATCACTGACTTCGATAGAACTGCTGTTCCAGTGAAGTCTGCTAGTGCTGAAGTGTTTGCATCGACTGTAAGTGTTACCTTATAGTCGTTTGTTCTTTGAGGATCTGACTTAGCAGTTACCTCTACATGTGCGATTGTGCTATTGTATGCTCCAACTGCAGATCCAGAGAGAGTCACGTAGTCTCCTACCTGTATCTTTGTATCTGTATGATCAATAGTCAGAACTGCTCCATTCGCTTTGCTTATTGCAGATACTGGTGCATTTGCTGGATGTCCATAACGATAAAGGAATGAACTTCCTTTTGCTACATGGAACGATCCAACACCTGCTTGGTTTGCTGTATTGCAAACTGCGATGTTACCTGCTGCCCTAGCATCCGAACAGACAACGTATAATAACCCCGTCTTTACGGTTTGTGCTGATGTAACAGCAGACGTGGCGTTGGCACTGCCAAGTTCTCCAATATCTGATACTAATTTAAGTGGTTGGCACGTCATTTACTTCTGTTTCCTGTTCAGGTTCTTGTTCAGTTTCAGCGTTTGCTTCTGGTTCTTCAAAACCATCACCCACCTCTGGTAAGGGATCGCCCTCCTCAGGTTCGCCAAACAAAGTTTTAGCAACCTCAGGTGCAGCAGCATCCACAAACTCAGCAGATTTTGCAAACATCATTTGTTTCAAGGCATCAGATACCTCCGCAGACGGAGCATCGTTTGCGACCATATCAATAAATTCAGCAGAATCCATTCTTATATTATAAAACGCTAGTTATATTTATAAAGTTTATTATATCGTCAGCGATGAAGGGTTGTGACAACACATCTGGGTGTGCGTCATAGGGTGGTCTGGTGCCACCAACAGGGTCATACTTACCATCAAATATCTTTGATGTTATCATAAGATCGTAAGATAATTTTGTATCATGCCAACCACTCATAAGAACCAGTGGCACTTTGTTTACAGCACATATACATTTCACAGAATCATATACCATCTTCTCCATAGCATCTCCATATGCATCATGATATACCTGCTTGTAATAAGTATTCCAAAACCAATTTAGATTGTTGATCTTCTTAGAGTTGAGAGAGATTGATGGAGATATTTTTTGAAAGATATTACCGTCATGATATTCTAGTCGCTCTGGCATGGTGAGTTGTATGATAGCAAGATCATAATCTTTGATATTGTGTGTAGTAAGTTGTCTTAGTATCCGTTGATTGCTACCTCCACCATCTGCATAATTATATTCCTCTGCACCTAACTTATCACATAATATTTTTGACCATCTATCTGTCTCCCAGTTCTTACCTAGGAACAGTCCTCCCCTTGTCATAGAGCATCCATCAAAGTATATCTTCATAGTCTATTATCCCTCTTACCTTTTGATGCAACATATTCTCTTGCTATGTTTGTGATTGTCTTGTAGTTTGCTCTCGCTGTTTTCTTATCTTTCAATGTCTTCAATTGTAAGACAGTAGGATGTGTAACAAGTCTTGATAGCATCTTCTTGACACCGAATCTTTTTGTAAAATCATCTTTATCTAGGTCGAAGTATTCAAATTTTACATTTGCTTGATGTAATTTCTCTGCTATCTTGTAGTTCTCTTCAAAGATATTCTTATCAAGGTAGTACCATAATTTTTTCTTGTCATTCTTATAGAGAGTAAAGGCATCTTGAGATACATCTTCTCCGTAATTTTTACATGAGTAGTCATGTACCTTTATCAAATCAAGTAAATTTCTAGCACACTCTACCAGATCAGATTTGTAAGGCACTACATTGACATGTTGTTTATACTTCTCAGATATCTCTACACCATCGAATGCAAAATTAGATTGACATTGATGTGGAAATAGTATAGGACACTCTGGAACATCATCTAGTGTGACTCTTTGAAGTTTACCGTCTTTATTGTTTATTTGTTTTCTGAGAATATTCCAATACATCAACGTGTCTTTATACTTCAAGTCTAAAAATTTTTTCTTATCTTCACTATCATACACCAACTCTTTTCCCTGATATTTCAATGGTCGAAATAAATTTTTACCACCTATGGCATGGACTGGTATACGATCAAGAACTTTCAAGTGTAGACCTTTATCTTTACTATACCTGATATCAATCTGTCCATCCCGTGTCACTCCCACATAGTCCACTTCCCTTGTAACTCTACGTGCATGATGTAACGTATCTTTGAATCGATGAAGTATATCTATCTCTAAGGTATGATCCCATATCAATTGCTGTCTTTTACTTCTTGCGTGTCTTCCTAACCAATGACACTGTCCTGTCTCATGAGTAATGATGTAGTCGTACATCATACAGTAAGGTTTATTATTATATTGCAGCAGTTTCTTCAGATACTTTTTGGCACCGAAGTTACCACCCCAATACACTAGCATATTATATTTTTGCTTTCTTTATGTCTATGTCAGGTGCTTCTGTTTTACCTCCATTCTTCTTGTTATCAAGGTCAGGTTCTTTTGGTGTCTTTCCTAGGTTACCTTGTCTCTGTGCCTCTGCATCTATCGCACCTTGCATCATCTGATTTTGAGTCTCAAGAGGTACACCTATACCTGCCTCATTCTCTTCTTCCATCTCCTGTGCCATCTCTTCTATCTCTTCGTCTGTCTGACGTAGCACCTTACGTTTCACATAGTCTCTTGAATAGTATGTGCCGATGTAAGGTTCGATAGCAACCATGATGTTGAGACGCTCAGTCATCAACTCGTGGTCTTTGAGTTCTGCAAAGTGATTGTCATACTTATAGTCAAACTGTATATGCTCTGCCATCTTCTCGAAATCTTCGGGAGTGACGATATTCTTGAGTATAAGTTGTGTCTTGAGAAGATCTATGAATAATCCACTGAATCTCTTACGTAATCTACCTACAAACTTACTAAACATAAGTTCGTCTCTTAGTATCTCAGATGATCTACCTAGGTTGAACCCTTGATCTGCACCTATCCTTGACTCTGGCACGTTCAATGCACGATATAACTTCTTCTGGAAGTATTCTATGTCTGTAAGTTCACCTAAATTCTGTCCACCAGGCAATGTAGAGATCTCTGTGCCTCTACCACCCTCTCTACGTGGTAACCAGAAGTCCTCAAGCATAGACATGAACTTCTTATCGTCTTTTATCTCACCTGTGTTGGCATCATACACTAATTTGTTACGATAGCGACTCATAACGTCACGTAGATACTGTTCTGCCTTGACTTTAGGTAGATTACCCACGTCAATATAGAATATTCTACGCTCTGGTGCTCTTGATAGTCTGTATATGACAAGAGAGTCCTCAATCATACGTAATTGATTGAGTCCTTTGATCGCTTTATGCAAATATGACAGTGTAATCTTCTTATTTCTGTCTACAAGACCCGAATGCACGTATGTAATAGAGTCTTTTGCAATTCTGATACCTTTACCTGCAACAGAACCGTACTTCTGTGCCATACCCTGTGGATAATAGGTGTAAAATTCCTCTATTTTGGTATCTTTAGTGATAGTTTCTGCCCCTGAGTAGGGTAATGCAGGTATTCCTTCTGCTCCTCTTGCACCTTTCTCCTTATTTGGTCTCACTCTCATGAATTTGAGTTTGAGAGAGTCGATATATCTTACTTCTTGTATACCTTCGTCTGGTTTTGTTGTGTCTATTACCTTGTGGTAGTACAGTCTGCCATCTGTATACCAATTTCTGAAAATTTCGTGTGCTTTCTTGTCAAATTGTAGTAGATCTTTGACTATTTTGAACTCATCTCTTACTACTTTCTTGAGATTATCGCTTACATTGAGGTTGTCTAGGTTTATTTCTACTGGACTATCATTAGAATCAGATACAATTGCTTCATTTACAACGTGTTCAATGGCAGTGTCACACTCAGGGTGCAATGCCATGTCACGATATCTCTTTATGACATCAAACTCTGTACGAAAGACACCCTCGATGTCAACGTACTGACCATAGAATCCTGACGATAGAAAATAATCAGCCCCGTCCTCGTTATTGGGAGGAACTGGACTGATTACACCTTTCTTCTTCTTATCATTGGGATCCTCAATCGAGAACCCAAAGAGTTTAGCCATAATATTCCTTCTAGTATTCTATCTATTATACCACAGAATCAGAGTTTCTGCTATCGTATGCTTCCCACCACTGGACTTGGAGGGTAACTTGGAACTCTTCTACTGTGTCTGCTGTGTCGTAAGACAATTCAATAGGACTTACGAGTGATGGCCAACAACCATGCATCTTATATCTACGTAAGACTGGAAGTGTAGCACCACTTTGATCTCCACGTACGTTTAGATCTGTGTCTGCTCTTCCTAGTTGGTTGACTACCCAGTCAGCAAAGTAATCTGTTGGGTTGATTGTACCAGAACCGTCAGATACTTTGATGATGAAGTTTGCCCATCTCTCAAATGCTTCTCTGAGTTTGAAATCACCGTCGTTGATGACTGTGATTGTCCATGGGTCGAACCTTCTATCACCTGCAACCTTGAGTTGTCTACCTCTGAAAGGTACGACAACCTCCTGTATGTTTGATGCAGGTAACTGTGCTCCCTTGATCATCATGCGATGAGTCGTGTTCTCAATCTCCTCGTCAAAGATTCCCTGTCCTGAAGGGAAGTCCATCTCAACCTCAAAGAGGTTAGGACGAGCACCACCCTGTACAAGTCTTGCCTTGAATGAATCAATTGATCTTTCGTTGTTGGGAACCGAAAAAATGT